GGATTAAAAATTGATGAGATTCTTCTTCTCCAAATTGAGGGATATCATAAAATAAATCATTATACATTTCAAAAAAATCATCTACATCTGGTTCTTCTTCAGGTTCTACATTTCCAACTCCTAAACCAGAGCCAGCTGTAGTAGAAAATTCAGTATTAACTAATTGTGAATATTGATTTTTATCAAAAACAGTTTTATTTAATGTAACTTTTTTACTCATCCATTTATCACTTTAAAATAATAATCTTCATCTAATATTAAAGTAGAATTATTAATAGTAGTTTTAATTAAAATAGCATAATATCTTTCAGGTTCTAAACCATTCATATAAATATCAAAATAATTCCCTTCAGAATCAGAACTAATCTGTGTATATTGGGTGTCGAAATTAATAACAAATTCATTAGTTTCCAAGTCTTTTACAGCATAGTATGAAGAAGTTGGTAAATAATGTAAATTAGTATATAATGAAGATGTTTGATATACTCTTTCAGGATATAAAGGACTTAAATTTATATAAAATCTATTTATTGCATCTTGATTAAATTCTCCTGGGTTATCAGCAAGTGATAATTTTAAGTCTACAGTATCTATAACATTAGTTGTTGAAGAATCAATAATTGTTGTGTAATCTCTCCATCTAAATTCTAATTGAGGAGGGTATATTGTATTAGTATCAACACTATAATATTTTAAAATAGGTTGTATATATTTACTTTTATTAAATTCATCAGATCCCGTTAATTTTGCTATAAATCCATAATTAGGTATAGCTTCGTTATACCAAACATCTATAGTATCATTAACGTTTATTTCAATATCTTTAACACTACGTAATCCAAAAGATTGAGTAACAGGTAAATTTAAACTACTCCCTTGTACATAAGAAGGACTCATATATCCATGAATAGCATATTGATTGCTTCCTGTGTCAAAAATCCAATTACCACCACCTACGGCATCTTCAGCATCTTCATTTGAACCAGTCCATGATCCTGTATAAGCCCATCCATTAAGAGATCCACTTAAATCCCAAATACCAGAACCAGAAAAATTTGAATAAGCCCATGATGCACCATTATCTACATCAGGATTATCTAAATAATGCCCTGTTCCATTATTCCAAGCTTGAGCTAATGGATGAAATTCAATTTGAGTGTCTTGATTCATCCCTCGAGCGGTTGCAATGAAATTTCTTAAAAATACATCGTAAGATTTTGTACCTATTTTGCTATTTATGACATCTTTTATTTCATCTGTATCAAATTGCATTAAGTATCTAGCAACCATAGGAACTTCTCCTCTCATAATAGGATCTAAAGTATTAGAAACTTCACATATTGCATCTAATCCAGTATTCATTATTGGGTAATAAGAATATAGAGTAGTATCTTTAGAGGGGAATAATTTATAAACAGCCATTTATAGATTTTTATTATAAATATAATATTATAATGGAACTACTTGACCTCTTATATCACTATTAGGATATCTTACTTCAAAAATACTAGGATCTAAAGAAGGATAAATTACTTGAGATGAAGTAGCACCTTCAATATCATAAGCATAAGCTGAGTATCCAGAGGTTGTTCCAGCTTTATTTGATATAATAATATTTTTTACTGTTTGGACACCTTTACATTTATCCAACATAATAAAAAGATCTTTCATCAAAATTGGTTGATTAATTTGCCATTTAGATGTTTGGAAATGATCTTTTAATTTATTTACTGTGGTTAGTAAAACTTCATTATTATTAAATTCAGGTAAAACAACTATTTCAAAATCTATACATATATTAATTATAAAAGCATCTCTAATTTCAATACTATCTCCAATTACTCTATATTGTGATAAGTAAGTTCTTAAATTATTTTTAAGAGTACTATTAGCATAATCTAAAGCACCATTTGAATTTTGTGTTAAAACAAATAAATTTAAAGTTTCTACTGTTGAAACTTGATTATCTCTTACTTTAGGTGTTTCAATATGCGCTTTATATACAGACCCAAAATTAGAAGGCATACTTAATGCTCTAATTAAATAATCATCTTGAGTAACTGATCTCTTTTGAGAAGCAATCATCATCATTGTATTTTGTCTAATTTCTTCTAAGGTATCACCTCCACCTCCACCTGATGCTGCTAATGGATTAGTTAATGTTAATGAATTATATACATAATCTGCAGTAGAATTTGTTAGTCCACTTGTTAGGAATTTCAAATTAGATAATTTATTTTCAAAAGTAGTTATTGTGTTAGCATCTATATTAGATTCAACACCACCTCCAGTTAAATATCTAACAGTTAATGTAGTATTAGAAGGAGAAATACCATAAGTATTAGTAAACAAAAAGTTAGTTGGAGAATATGCTGTTGTTAATTTATTTTTAGTAAAAGGTAAACCTATACCAACATTATTTGGATTTGGAATAATCTCTTCTGTTGTGTCTAAAGGAGAACCAGCTCCAAATTGTAATTGTAAATTTGTGGGAGTAGTAAAACGAGTAGCAAATCTTCTTTGTACTTTTTTCAATCTTAGTAAATATGGAATATCTTTATTACTATTAGGATCATTAATATTAGTATTCTTAATAGAATCAAAAATCATTTCTTGACCTAAATGATCTACTTCATACCATGTATTCCCATCAGTATCAGTACAATCTAAAATTCCTATAATATTAGCATCACTTATATTTACTGTTTGGAATTGTTGTGGGTTATTAAATTGAAAAGTTGTTGTTTTTATATTAGCTGAGGTTACTCTTAAACTTTTCTTTAAAAGATAATATTGTGGGTTATTTCCTAATACTTGAGAAATAGTTATTTCTGTAGGATCAAGTGAACTTGAAACAGAAAAATCAAGAAAATCTTCAGAAATAAAACTTCCTCCATTAGGTGAAGTAAATTGGGAATTTTCTTTTATTGTTAAAGCGTAACTAAAATCAGGAGAATAAATACTTCCTGAAAGTTTAGCTGGGATTTCTTGATAAACATCTAAAACAGCATTAGCAGTTGAAGTAACTTTTGGTTTATAACCAAACATGTATGCTAATTCATATATATTATTACTTTGTCTTGCATATTGAAGAAAATTTTCTTGAAATTGATTATCTAAGTAAAAACTTAAAATATCTCCAACATATGCTGCTTGTTCCATAAACATCATCCCTGGGGATGTGTCTGAAAAATCTGTGTAAGTATTTGGGAAATAGGTTTGAGAAAAATTAATTAATTGTTCTCTGAATTGAGAAAAATCTCTATTAATATAACTTACATCCCTATTTACTTTTAAATTTGCCATTTTATATATTATAATCTATATTAATTTCATCCATTATATTAGTATCTGCTACTGAGTATTGGAGAAAAACAGTCAATGATTGATTTTCTTCATTACCTTCAACATCAAGTTGCTCAACTATAACATCTGGGAATTTAGTATTAAGTTTATCTTGGACTCTATCTTCTAAAAAATCTATATTTCCTTCTTCAATTTGTTCAAATAAAAAACTTCTTAAACCTCCTCCAAATTCTGGGTTCATATATCTTTCCCCTGTGTTTGTTAAGAAAAAATTTAATAAGTTATTTCTAATAGCATCTTTAGTTTGGAAATTAGATGTAAAAACACCAGGTTTATTAAAAGGAATATCAACCCCTATACCAACACTTGGTTTAAGATCATTTGGATAAATCCTAATGGGGTTAGATATAGGCATTATTTACTATTTAATAAATTTGTTATTGCATCCATACTTAATTCTCCTTCACCTAAATTTCCATTTACAGGATCTACTCCTTGTGGAGAAAATCTAGGGACATCATTACTAGTCATACTAATAGCTGTTTCACTCATAATATCAGAATATTTTTGTCTAACATTAGTTGTAGGGTTTTCAAATGAAGAGTTTGAAGATATTACATTATTAGTTTTATTTTCACTAATAGGTTGAGTTTTAGGAGTTTTTACAGCTTCTAATAAAATATCTTTCAATTCCTCTTGAATTGCTTCTTTTACAGCTTCTTTAACTATTTTTTTAAAATGTGTACTTTTCATATGATAATAAATATTTATGTGTTTAGTTTTTAAAAAATTATTATGTTCTATATTGTTTTAATCCAGCTTGGCTAGCCCTAGCTACTAAAGGGTTTGAAGATTTTGATGTTCCTTGTAATTTTTTAATTTTAGCAACTTCTTCTGGGTATAAAACTTTAGCTTTTTTCAATGCTTCTCCTTTATCACCATCAACTACTTTTCCTAGTAAATATTTTTTATCTTGATCTTTAGGTAACTTAAAAGCATCAAAAATAACAAGTGCTTTTTTATTATAATATTTTTTATTGTATATAAATTTAGTCAATTTCATAGCACATTCTAAATCTGATTTAAGGGTACCATCACTATTTCTGGTTCTAGAGACAATTATACATCCTTCAGAAGACTTTTCAGATGTTCCTTGATGTATTCTAATACCACCAAATTGACCAAAACCTTTTTTTGCTGTTTCTGTTTTTGATCCTTTTACATAGGCATCTAATTTATAACCTCCTGAACTTTTACTATATCTAAGTAAACTGGTGGATACTCTGGGGACTACATTTTTTGTTTTAAAAACCCATTTTTGATCATCTTCATCATAATCTTCCACATTAAGTTTTACATAACCTTTTGCGATAAATTTATTAGATGTTGAATCTAATGTTATATAATATGAAGAAGGTTTAACCTTAACTTTATCTCCTTTAATAGATGAATCTTCCCAACTAGCATCATCAGATGCTGGGATTGCTGTTACTCCATATACTTTTTTATCTCTAGGGATATCTTCAACAGTAAAACAAAGTACTTTTCCTTTTGACCATAAGGTTCCCCAACATCTATTACCTACTACTTTTTCTCTAACTAAAACTAAACCTCTATAATCTTTTACTGCTTTTTGTACAAAAGCTGGTAAATTTTTTGAAGAAACATAATCACCTATTGGGACTACTCCAATAGGGGATACACGTGGAAATTTTGTTTGTCTTGTTAATCCAGCCATAATTTTAATCTGCTTTTAAATCGTTTACTTGAATATAAAAAACTAATTCATCTATTAATATTTGTTCAATTGAACTAAATGAAAATTCTCCTCGTAACATTACTACACCATCAGCATTTGTAGCTGTTGCTCTTTTTCTTTTTAATGGTTCAGTAGTATTTTCTGTTTCTATTCCCATAGTAAATCCATTTACTATAGTAACTACTGGGGAATTATTTGCTGCTTGTTCTTCTACTAAAGCTAATAATTCAGCATTTATTTCTTCTTGCTCTAATTCATCATCAGGAACACAATTTTGAATTAATTTATCTAACAAACTTAATAACTCAATTACTAATATAATAGTTTGTCTTAATAAAACTAAAATAGCTAATAAACCAGCATTCCCTGCTTTTAATTTAGCTATAATTTTTTCTATTTTAGTTATAGTAACAGGAACAGCGGGTGGTGTTGGTACTGGAATAATTGAAACAAGGTTTAATGAAATTTGTACTGCAGTTAATATTCCTCCTACTATACCTAAAGCTTTTGTAGTTGAATCTATAATTTTTAAAGTATTATTTAATCCTTTTACTATTTGATTCTTTTTTCTTATTATAATTTGAATTTGATCTTGTGGAGGACAATACGTTCTATTTTGTATAGCTTCTTGAATTTGTTCTTTTGTTTTACCTAATAATTCTTGAGCTTTTGTAATTCCAAATTTAGCTAATAATCCTAATATAATAGGAATAAGGGTATTTTTTAAATTTTGAATTGCTTGGAATAATCTTTTTTGGATAAAATGATCAGCTGTTTTTTTAGAAGAAGACATTGATTTTATTGTTTCTTCATCTAATTGAGAAGTAGAAATTTTATCATTTTCTAAACTTTTATTAATAGGGGTTAATTCAATATCACCTATATCTGGTTTAGGGGTACCATCCCCTTTATATGGAATCAATTCCATGGATTCATATCCCTCTGCTGTCACTAATAGAGTTGGAGGTTTAGGTTTTAATGTTGATTTTTTAGATGGGGATACTATTCTTACTGGGTCTGTTTGTTGTAATTTTAATTGGAGTAAATAAGATGTTTGGACAAAATTGAAATCAACACTATCTACTAAAAAACTGTCTGGAGTTGCATTAGATGCAACTGATTTAATTCTTGCAGAAATAAACTTAGTATTATCAGGAACAGTCATTTGAAAATTACCTTCAGGATCTGATTTAGTTTTTACTGAGGTTTGAGTAGGTTTATCTCCAAAATTATCAGATGTATAAACAGTAGCATTATATACTCCTTGGGTACTTACATTTGAATTATCATCTGGAACTTCTCCAACAACTTGTCCTGTAATATTAATCATTTGAGATGAAGTTGGGACTGTTGATGGTTGTGTAAGTAAAGAATCATTTTCTTCTGATTCTATCCCTAAAGCTGAGTTGATACAATCTATACTCATTTCAGGGTAATCTTCCATGAGTCTAGTTTTAACTGCTTCTTGTTCAGCAGGGGTAAACTTTTCAGGTGGTTTAAAACCTAATTCTTTTACATAATATTCAAGTTCATATTGTCCTAATTCACCAGCTATTAATGGGACTATTTCAGGTTCTCCATATTTAATATTATCAGGAACATATGTATATTCTCCTATAAAAAGAAAAGCAATACAAGGATCATCATCAATAGAAGGAACAATTATTTCAAAATTACCATCTTCATCAGAAAATGTTTCAGGGGATGAACCTGTATTAGGTCCTATAAAAATTTCATTTTCTGGTTCATCTTCACCTTCATCATCATCATAAAAAGGATCATTTGGATCATATATTGTAAAAAAATTATATGCAAGACTATTACCTCTATCATAAGTAACTGCCCCTACACCTGGGACATTATATGTTCCTGGTTGTGTGCTACTTAAGTTAACTATATCAAATAGTTCATCTTGAACAGCATAATCTCCAAATTCATCTATTTCCTCAATTCTATATGGAGTTTGAAAAACTTTCCCTTCAGAAGTAGTAAGAATAGCTTTTATTTCTGTTTTACCAGGGGGAACAGTTCTTTGTTTAAAAGTAAAAGTACTCCCATTAATAGGTTTATATTCCTTATTAACAGCATCAAAAAGATAAACAACCTCATCTCCTGCTTCTATCTCATATTTAGGACAACATTTTTTCTTCATTATCTTGATACTTTGACTTTTCTTGACATTATATAAGGAATTGATTGTTTACCATTAGTTGATTTTACTGTTAGTCTTTCTAAAAGAGTATTACATGTTTTTACTGCAGAAGCTGCTACTGAAATATTAGTACCATCTGCAGCAGGTACACCTTCAGGGAAAACTTGATTTACCTCAAGAGCTAAAGAAATATTTCTAACTTCAGTAATTAATTGTTTAAGTAAAACGGTTGTTTGATATCCTAGTAAAACAGGTTCATCTGCTGATTTTTTTCCTAATTTAATATTTCCATCAATAATTGTTCCATCATCACTAGTTGATTCTATATTAATAGTTCCATTAGATGATAAACCTATAGAATTTTGAGCACTAATAAGGATATCATCTTCTTTTGCATTCAATATTATTCTACTTGAATTTAAAGCAATTTGAGGTTTTTGATATGAGGCAGGAGTTAGTGGTTCTGTTTTATATGATTTAAAATTTTCATTAATTAAACTTAATTGTGATAATTTTTGATAAGAAGTTAAATATAATGATGATAAATCATCTTTTATATTTTCTATTCCTCCTGTTAATCCTTGTGGACTTTGACCATTTCTTATAATAGTAATAGGATCACCTGTAATTCCATTTTGTGACCAAAGATTAGGGATTTCTGTAGAAGTATTTCCCAATCTTATGCTATTTCCATATCTTCCTTCTAATATTACATCCCCCACACATGCTGTTAATGGAAATATACCTTGAGATTTATTTAAAGGAAAATAAAAAGGAACTCCTAAATTTGTAAATTGTGAAGATTTTTTAACAGCATTTAAATTAGGATTATTCCATATATTAATTGTTTGATAAAAATAAAATCCATCTTGTCCATGAAAAGGACCTCCATTTTCATTTACTTTTAAAATATTTTTAGGAACACTAAAAACTATTACTTGTTCTCCAGCAATAGGGTAATTTTTTAAATTAGGATTTAATGGATAAGCATTATTTTGACCCATTTGTGGTGATGAAAATGTAATTTCTCCTTGTCTTTGTTCATCTATATATAAACAATCAACAACTGTACCAAAACTAACAGCGCTTGCACCATTTGATTTTTTGGAGGTTGAAATATTTTCTGATTTAAGTCTAGGACTTTCTAAACCACTATTTAACTTAGACCAAGAAGATGTACCTTTCATTTTTTATCGTTTAATTTATTAATCTCTTTTAATAATTGTTGTTTTTCATCTTCAGTCATTCCAAATCCTTCTTCTTCTGATTTATTAGTAGAAAGTGCTCTTTGTATAATAGTTGACATTTTAATTAATTGCTCATCATTTTTAATACCTAATTCCATATATTCTTTTATTAATGGAACTATTAATGTAGCATCACCAAGATCATTGATTAAAGGTTTTAATTCACCTATTAAAGCCATGATTTGGGTTTCTTTTTTCTTTTGGTTATCGTATATTTCTTTGAGAATATCAGAGAATTTTTTCTTACCAAATATATTAGAATCTAAATTACTCATATACTTATATTTTTTATAAATATAGAATTTAATGAGAATTAAAAATCAATATAATCATTTTCTAAATAAAACTGGTAGCGTTTTTTGAATATTTTATATAAAGAACCAGCTATTTTAGTAATTTTTGGAGTTTTAGCTTCAGGTACCATTTCATGTAGATAAACATATAACGCTTTTTTATTGAATATATCTATGTTTTCTCGTTTTCTAAATAATTCTAACACGGAATCTGCAATTTGTGCGTCATTTTTTTTAGGGAAATAATCATAAAGGTTAACACTAACATGTTCAACATATTCATCTAAAAACCAAGATAATTTTTCATCATATGGAACCTCATTTTCTGAAGAAAATTTTTCTTCATTATTAACATCCATAACAGGAACCTTATTTATTTTCTTTTTATAATTTTTATCATTATATAATATACACCATCTTTTAACGATAGTACCAAAATAAGAAAAAGCTTTAGCACCTTTATCTGGATTGAATAAATGAATTTTAGATAATAAAAACACAATTATTTCGTGTTGTAAATGTTCTAGATTATCTACTTCTGTATGGTAAAACTTAAATGTATGAATTATATTTTGGGTTAATTTAAAAAATCCATAATGGATCTTTTCTTCATATATTTTACTTTTTTCTTTAGGACAGGTTGTGTTATTATATAATATTATAGCATCTTCTGTTTCTTGAGTAAAGTAGTTCCGTTTCTTGGCTTTTCTGGGCATTATGGTTATTGTTTTCTGACATTGAATTCACTTAAGATACCTTGGATTTTTTTAATCCCTTCGTAAATAAAACCTACTTCGTCGTCTTTTTCAAAGATCCCTCTTGCGTCTACTTCTTTTAACTTTTTATCTGAAGCTTCTATTACACGAGAGAGTCTATCTAAATACTCCATATAACCTACTAAAACATCCTCTTGTTTTTCGTTTTTTCTTAACAGATTAAAAGTCGTAAATCCTAAGATTACGACTAATACTGTGAGTGCACTTATTATTATTGTATAAATCATTATAAATTGTCTAACATGTTCTTTAAACCATCACTTTTTATTGAACCTAAAGCTTTAACTTTAGTTGATAGTTTTTTAGAACTGTTTGGTTTTGTCCCCAATGTATAATTCTTCTTTGTGTTATCCAAGTTTTTCTTACCTTCCTTTAATTTAGGTAACCATTCACGCTCAAATTCAATACGAGCAGCCATTAAATCAGCCTGATGTAATATAAAAGGTAGACATGTTCTTGGTTTTTGTTCTGGCATATATGCTTTAAGATACTTAGTATTTGCTTCATCATATAAACCATCATGAGTTTGGATAGCTAACATTTCATTAAATGTATATTGTATACCATGAGATTGAAGCATAAATAAACCTCTATCTGGTACTGAGGCAAATGGTACTTTAGAATTAAACATATAATCTTCTCCTAATTTATCTCTTCTCCATTGATCAGTCTGGGGGATGTATGATTCTTCATTTTCATCACCCATTTTTCCTAGATCATGATTAATAGCTGAAAATACTAATTCTTCAATAGTAAAAGTAGACATATCTGCTCCTTCAACTCTCCATAATTCATATTGTTTAACAGCACAACGAACTACTCGATTGACATGTTCAACATACCCACCTGGAAATGAATTATGATATTCTTTTTTATGAGCAGCAGGCATTAATATGATGCGCTCTTCATATTTTTTATAGAAATTTAATAATTTTTCTTTACGTGGTTCTGATATAAATTGATCAATATATT